CTGGATAAGTACTATGCCGATGAGTACGCTGCTGGTGAGGGTGAGATGCGTAAGGGGCTCGCTACGGTGGCTATGGGGGAGGCGTTGAATGGGAATACGGCTATATTGCTTCACTTGATTAAGACTAAGCTTGGTTGGAATGAAACACAGCTTATCCAGCATAGTGGTGAGGTGAGAAGTGTCGTTAGTGCAAAACCGTTATCCAAAGAAGAGTTTGCCGAAAAATTCCTTAACAAAGAATAAGAATATAGCAGAAACGTACAGAACGTGGTATTTCGTATGTCCAGGTTGCGGGAAGGCTACTATCGTCGTGACTGAGTTTGAAGCGGTGCCATGTGGTGGTAGGTGGTGCCGTGGGTTAGTCGATTTAAAGGCTAACCAGATAACTGAGGCTGAGTATAACCGGAAGTGGGGAATATGAACCGTGAGTTAAGCGATAAGGCTGAAAAGTTTGCATCGCAGTGGTGTCTAAAAAACGACGACTACAGAGCAGTTCGTTTAGCGTTTAAGGCTGGGTTTTGTGAAAGCCAGAAGTTAAAGGACCAGTTATCCCCATATAGCGGTTTAGTAGGTATGTTTAAGCGTATATGGCTTAGTTGGCATAAAGCTCGTTTTGACTCGCTTGAAGCTCTGTATGTGCACGTTTTTTTAGCTGAACGACAGGTAGAGTTAGACCGAGAAAAAGCACAGGAAGCTCGTACAGCGGCTATAGACGCTCACTTAAAAAACAAACAGTAAAGATAACCGGAAGTGGGGAATATGAGTAAAAATCAAAACGAACGAGAGATATTAGAAAAAGCTAAAAAATACGTTGGTAAAACTCAATATCATAAAGAATTACTTGAATCGTTTGTATATCACTTAGAGCAGTCGTACTTAGCTGGATATTTGCAAGCTCAACTTGAGCAACCACGTCAATGGCAGGAGGGGTATGACGCTGCAATGTCACAATATGCAAATAAATACTTAGAGTTAAAAGACAAACTTTGTGATCTTTTAAGCGAAAAGTAAGGTGGTTATGACTAAAACACTTGAGTTTTGGGCTATTGAAACACCCGACGGGGAAATCGTAGAAGGCTCGTTTAGTAGCGATAAAACCAAGTGTCATATCCTTTATTGGTGCGAAACAAGCCTTGAGCCTATGCCAAAAGGCCACAATAAACTTGTCTGGATGTGTGATTTGAAGGCCAAGGGATTTAAGGAAGTTAAGTTTGTGAGGGCAGTCGATGACTAAAACACCTGAAGAGTTGGCAGAGGAGTATATCCGCTATGATAACGAATCAGCTTATTGGACTAAACACGCATTTCTCGCTGGCTACCAAGCCGCAAAGGATGAGTACAAAACGAAGATTAGTGAACTAGAGATAGAATTAGAAAACTGGAAACATACCGCAATACACGGAGATGAGGGACTATGACAAAACCATTTTATGTTCCAGACCCTTACATAATACCACCAAAGGATGAGGTTGCTGACGCCGACAATGTAATGAACTCTCCGGAAAAGCAGGATAGTTGCGAGCATATCCTCCACATGGAGAAGATGGTTGATGTGAACCCTTCTAGCGGGTGGGTCAGCGTTAAGGAGCAGTTGCCGGAGGAAGGTCAAGACTGCATCTTCTGCGTTGATTTTATCGATGAATGGGACAAGGAAAGTGAAAGAATTAACTTTCAAGAGATAGGTGTATTTAACGGCAAAGATCGTTTTTATCACCGCTCCCATACCGATTTAGACAGAGTTACTTACTGGATGCCGCTGCCTAAACCACCGGAGGAGAAGTAATGGGCATTGAACACCGCATGAAGGACCATTTGCCATTATTACCGATGTTAATTTGGTTTATTTTTAGTTGTGCATTGCTTTGGAGGCTTGAGATGACAGAACAACAAAATCCGTGGAAATTATGCTCGCAAGAAATGCCATCCAATAACGAGTTGCTTTATGCCCTAATTAAGAACGGGGATAAGAAAAAGGTAGTGCTTGGGAAATACATTGATAATAATTGGTCACTGCCAAATTCCGATGGTTATGACGCTCCTGTGGCATGGAGACCGTTTAATTCAATGCCTGGAGATGAAGAGGTTATAAAATAGTGGGCATAGAACACCGCATGAAGGATGAGACAGAAACTACACGCCGATGTCCTTGGTGCAACCACGTCTCTACCGCCAGCGTTCAGGACGGCATAGATTTCTACTTTTACTGCCAAAACTCTAACTGTAAGGTAGAGCGCATATACGGCGATAACGCTGTAATGGTAGGTGACGATGGACAATAGCGGTCATTGGAAGTGTCCCGAATGTGGCTCACTGTGGGATATAACTACAAACCTCTGTATTGAGTGCGAAAAGGAGTTCGTTAAGGAGTTATACGAGCTTAATTGGGAAGAGTTCTGGGCTGAATGTAACGAGTTAAAGAATGGATGCTGAGTTACAGGCTAACGAGCAGGTTGTATGGGCTCCCCAGTCCGGTCCTCAAGAAGCTCTGATCCACTGCCCTATAACCCTTATAGGCTACGGCGGTGCACGAGGTGGAGGTAAAACTGACGGCGTATTAGGCAAGTTTGCCATAGCTCAGGAGCAATTCGGCAGTGACTTCAATGCGATATTTTTTAGAAAAGAACTCCCTCAAGCGGATGACCTCATCGAACGGGCAAAGCAGATTTACCTACCCCTAGAAGCTCACTGGCAGGACCAGAAAAAGCAGTTTACGTTCCCTAACGGCGGTCGGTTGCGGTTTCGTCCGTTGGCTAACGACCAAGATGCTGAAAAGTATCAAGGACAGAATCTTAGCCATGCGGCGATAGAGGAGGCAGGTAACTATTCCGACCCAAGCTGTATATGGAAGTTGTTTGGAGCGTTGCGAGGTAAGGGCGGTGGCCAGGTTATACTTACCTTTAACCCAGGCGGCGTAGGTCACGGTTGGCTTAAAGAGCTGTTTATTAAGCCAGCGCCAAAAGGGATGAAAATCCTACAAAAACAGTTACCCAACGGAAGTAGCTTTGACTACATTTATATTCCGAGTAGGGTACACGATAACCAGATTCTGCTCGCTCGTGACCCTGAGTATATCAACCGACTGCACATGGTAGGCTCGCCAGAGCTTGTTCGTGCATGGCTTGAAGGAGACTTTGTAATCCATGAAGGCAGTTATTTTCCTGAGTTTTCTTCTAAACATATCATTAGTCCTTTCAATATCCCTAAACACTGGCCCCGATACATGGGGTATGATTGGGGTTACCGCAGCCCTTTTGCTGCTATCTGGGGCGCTGTCAGTTCAGGTCGTGATGATGCTGGAAACGAGGTTCCGTACCAAAAAGGAGCCATCGTCATATACCGTGAGATGTGGGGAAAAGGAGTTGATAACGTTGATCAGGCAAATCGAATTGGAGCAATTTCTGTCGGAGAAAATCCATTAGCCTTTGCCGACCCAAGTATATTTAACCACGAAGGGGGTCCAAGCATTGCCGACCAGTTTACACAGGTCTTCGCCAAATATACGTTTCCCTCGTTCCGAGCCGCTGACAATGACCGCATATCTGGCTGGTCGCAAATACGGCAACGATTGGTGTCTAACCCTCCGCTCCTCTACATATTTGCTAGTTGCCCATATTTGCTGGAAACACTACCATCACTGTCAATAGACAAACGCAACCCTGAAGATGCGGATTCTACTGGTAATGATCATGCTTGCGATGCTTTACGGTACCTCTGCAAAGGACGCCTGGTAGACGCTAAGTGGGAACAACCAGCGGAAGTCTTTAACAAGGGTAAGATTAAATTACAGGCGTATATTGCCCAAATGCGGTCACAACAGAAACGAGCTAAGATATGAGTGTTAAGATTAAGCCTCTCATCCAAAAGTACAGTCCTCGCTGGTGGAAGGCTCAAATCACTCAATCCGAAGAACGTCGCCGTAAATTTATAGAAACCGCCGAAGAGTCAATTCGGGTTTATAACGCTCAAAAACAGGTAGGAATCCTGAATGATGCCGAGCGACGACTTAATGTTTGGTGGTATTGTATCAATACTTTGCTTCCTGCTTATTACTCTTCTACCCCTAAAGCGGAAGTAAACCTTCGTAAGCGAACAGGTGGCTTACCTTATGAGCTTGGTAGCGTAATCCTTGAACGAAACACACAGTTCGTCATGGATACGCATTTCGACTTCGATAAGGTTGGTTATAACGCAGCATTACAGTTTTTGCTTACTGGTCAGAGCGTTCTGTGGGCGAGATACGCTGCCAAGTTTGAGACCGTTTTGGAGGAAATGGCGGTAATCAAAGACCCGTCAGGCCAGATTATTGACGGTAGCGGTCGACCATACACAGGCGATACCGACATCCTTGAGGAAGGCGAAGGCAACATTCTTATGGCTTCAATGGAGGTTGAGCGTAAGGTTCGTGAAAGAGCGTTGCTCGACGTTATCCAATACAACGATTACAACTGCTCCGATGCCCGAAGCGAAGATGAAATCGAATGGCAGTCTCGTCGTGCTTTCCTCGACCGCAGTCAGGCAGAACAACTCTTTGGCCGTGATGTAGCTAATGACCTCGTTTATGACTCGTTTCCAGAGGTCATGAAGAAAGACTTGGCTCGTAAAGAGGATAAGTTTGAGGGTAAAGCAGAACTACACGAGATTTGGTGCGAAGCTACTAACAAGGTGTATTGGCTTCAAAAGACAGGCGAAAAGGCTATTATTGAATCGTCTGAACCACCTACTAAGTTTGAGAAGTTCTATCCTTGCTCGGTTATCCGTCAGTCAGCAGACCCAGACTCAGTAGTTCCTGTTTCTGACTATGCTCACGTTCGTGACCAGATTCTTGAGGTTGAGCGGCTTACCACTCGTATCCATGCCGTAACCCAGGCTATCCGTACTAACTTCCTGTACGACGCTGCAATGGGACCAACCGTTGAGCAGTTATTTGCTGGCGACCTGAAGGGTACTCCAATCATTAACTGGCCGTCCTATAAGGGCCGTGGTGGCTTGCAAGCAGGAGTAGAGTTCTATCCAGTCGAGCCATTTGTAAACGCTCTTAACGTGCTTCAAGGCGCTCGTAGCGCAGCACTTCAACAGCTTTACGAAACGCTGAAAGTTTCTGATTTGCTTCGTGGTACAAGCGAACAATATAAGTCAGCAACCGCTAATCGACTGGAGAATCAATGGTCATCCCTCGGTTTGGTTGTACGCCAAAACATGTTCAGCAAGTTTATATCAGATGCCATAAGCAACCTTGGCACGATTGTTGCGGAACAGTTTGAGCCAGAAACAATCCTTGACATCGGTGATGCTGATGCTCTTATCGAGCCGACGATCTACATTCCACCAGCCCCTCCAATGCCAGAGATGACCCCAGAAGGTATGCCGCCAATGGCACCACCTCCACCTCCTGCTCCAGATCCACTGCAAAAGATTGATGAAATGAAGCAGCAGATCATCGGATTGCTTCGTGACAACAAGAAGCGTAGCTACCGCATCCAGATTGCTACTGACAGCATGATTGCCATCGACCAGCAGCAACAGCAGCAAGACGGTGCCATGCTTATCGAACAGGCAGGTCAGTTCTTTGATCAGATGAGAGGCTTAGTAGACCAGTACCCACCGCTTTTGGACTTCAGTATCTCCCTGTTCCAAAACATGATTAAACGCATGAAAGGAGGCAAGGAACTCGATGGTATTTTCACAAAGGCTATGCAGCAAGTTGGAGAAATTGCGAAAGCTAAGGAAGAAGCTGCTAAACAGCCGCCGCCGCCGGACCCTACAACGCTTGAGGTACAGGGGCGTGTCCAAATAGCTCAGGTGGAGTCACAAGCTAAGATTCAGGTCATGCAGATGGAAATGCAGGACAAGGCTACAAAGAATCAGCTTGCTTACCAAGACCAACAACTCAAGATGCAACGGGATCAACTTGCTTCGCAGTTGGAAGTACAGAAGCAGCAAACTGATGAATATTTTAAACAGCAGGAACTTGCCCTGGCTCAACAAGAGATACAGGTTAAGCAAAGTTCTGTTCAGGTTGATATGCTTAAAGTCCAGGCAATGTCTCAGTCGGATGCTAACAAACAAGCAATTCAACAAGAAACTAATCGCATGGCTCAAATTCTTGAGATTCAAAAACTTGAGCTTGAGCAAATGCGGATTCGTTTGGCCGAGTCAGAGAAGCTTATGGAAGAGCGACGATTGGCGTCAGAACAGCAACTGGAGCGAGTTAGGATGAGCATGGAAACAATACAAAATCGTTCCATCGAACAGCCTAAGCAAGAACAAAAGCCGATAGTTATACAAAACATCATACCTAAAGCTGGACGACGTAAAGGTATGATCGGCACAGACGACATGGGAAACACTACGTTATCAATACAAGATGACGAAGATGAAAATGAGGATTAGTTATGCCAGGTGCTCCATTTCCAGGTGAACAACCTGAACCAGATCCAGCACCAGATGGCTCGTCGGGAGGCGACGCTGATTATGTCATTACCGCAGGCAATTTAGCTTTATTAGCCAACGGAACAAAGTCCAGTCTGCTTGCGGTGTCTAATTTAGGCTCGGCAATTACTTCTCGCATTAACTCAACATTAGACCTTATTGAAGCTCTAACCGGATTTGAAACGTTTGTAATTGATGCTAGTTCGTTAAATGATTTGGTGAACACTCAATTATCAGACGAGTTAGTTGTTTCTAATGTAGGCGATTCTGACTTTGTTCGGGTAGTAATTTTACTAGGCGAGATTACGCCAACTGGTGCGCCAACTATCGTACTAACTAATGACACTGTGGGTTATGAATTAAGTGTACTAACTACAACTAGCGAAAAGCGCTTAGTTTTTGATAACATCCCCAGTAGCTTCGTAAGCAGTTTTTACGTCCAGAACAACACAGGCGTAACGCTCGCATCCTGGGGCAACAGCATTATAGTAATTCCGTTATAGAGTAGGCGATGCCAACAATTACTTCGACAGCCAACATTGACCAGGTGACTTTCACCTCCTCTTTCGGCAACGAAGATGTAACCATCAATCGTGGAGTTACTGTAACGGTAAATTCAGATAACTATCATGCTCAATGTAGTAGGGTTTGGGGTACAACTGTAAGCATCAATGGGAATCTCACAGTGGATGCTCGTGAGGTTTGGTGGATTCCGTTTGACGCTTCAAGCGGTAATATACCAGCACTCCCTACTTTTGGAACTAACGATGTAACAGTAGGCGGTACTCCAGTAGGGGAGTTTCTTGGTATCTGGAGCGACATTGGCGTAACGGTACCAATGGTAGCTGGCTTTACAATGCCTACTACTGGCTATGTCAAACTCCGCAGGAAAGTAGCAAACATCGCAGACAATGACGTTTTAACTTTTGCCAACGGTGCAACCGCTACAGTCAATAGCGCAACGGGTGGGCAGCGAGGGTGGATAACTTTTTCGGGTCCAAAAATTCAAAACTTTGCTATTACCCACAGAAGCTCAGTAACTCAGTTTTTGGGCGATTGGTTTCAATTAGGTACTTGCAATGGCACCGCTGGTCAGACCATGCAGTATTACGTCAATGATGCTATCCCAGCAATTCAAGTAGAAACCGGAGCTGGCACTGGCGTTTATGAATGGTGGTGCGCAGTAGGTAACAGAGCACACTTTACAACTACTTGGTTTGACACCTCGACTCGTTCAAAGGTTTTTGATGTAACGGCAAATGGCCTGATAACTTTTAACGGTGTAGGCGGGACAGTAGGACAACTTCCTCCAAATGGCGCACGAGTCAGAGTTCCTAATATTCATATTTTTAATTACACAGACTTTGGTTCTGGCTCGGCATTGTTTTATGGCCGTCAAATGGCTGGCACTATTACTTGCACAACCAGCTCAACTACCGTAACGGGTGTAGGAACTGATTTTGACAACAAGCTAGTAGGTACTCAAATTCGCAATACATCAGGCGTTTTGATTGGAACGGTTTTAAGTGTTGCTTCAACGACATCATTAACACTAACAGCAAATGCCGCAGTAGCAGTAACAGGCGGTGGCTACTCAACCAAAAATGCAGTTTTATCACGAAGTAATACTTTTACTGGCACAGACTGTTTCAAGTTTAGCGTAGCGGCAGAGACCTCGATAGTTTTAGAAAACATCACAGGTCAATTTCAATTTTTGCAAGGCAACGTAACTGGCACGTTTAAGAATTGCGCTTTTGGTGCAATTAGAAGAAACAATGCTATGGGCTTTAGTCAGCTCGTTGTTGAAGATTGCGCTTTATGCGGCCCTTTCAGTGAGCAAAGCGGTCAATGTATTTTTGCCATGTCAGGCTCCAGTTCAAGTTTTGTA